AACACCAAGATAAAAACACGTTTTAATGTGTTTTATCGACTGTTGACCAACGTTTTAATGTTGGTATTTAATTAACAAAAACTAAAAACAAATGACAGAAGAAGAATTACAAGAAAAGAATGACCATATAATGTTTATGCAATCTATACAAGAAGAGTGTGCTATAGACATTAATAAAAAGATAGAACACCCTCCAGTAGCAATTAGCTATAAAACTAAAGAAGTTAAGTTAAAGGATAATACTACACAATCATTTCCAATAGAATTATGCACATATGGTAACTTTAGCTTTGTACAAGCAGCACCAAAAAGTATGAAGACATTCTTTATGAGTTTGTTGGCATCTGCATTCTGTAATCCTATAGGTAAACATACTAAAGGTATGAATTCTTTTAGAGAGAATAAGCAGTTTATACACTTTGATACAGAACAAGGAGATTGGCATAGTCAGAGAGTATTTAAACGCATAAAATGGATGAATAAAGGTTTAGATTTAAGTTTTTATCATACTTTCGCATTAAGAAAGATAGGTTATCAAAGTAGAGTAGACTTTATAGATTACTACTTAGAATCATTAGTCGAAGAAGGTAAAGAGATAGGGTTAGTTATTATAGATGGTGTAGCTGATTTAGTTAGTGATGCTAATAATTTAGAGGAATGTAATCTAATGGTACAAAAGATTATGACCTGGACATCTGTTTATAATTGTCACATAGCAACTGTTATTCATAGTAATCATGGAAGTTCTAAACCGACAGGACATTTAGGTAGCTTCTTAGAAAAAAAGGCAGAGACACAAATAGAATTAGAAAGAGATGAGAATAAGTTTGGCTATATAACAGTTAACTGTAAAAGAAGCAGGAATACACCATTTGAATCATTCGACTTTAAATTAGATGAAAGTGGATTACCTATCATAGATAATATTAATGATTTTTAATTGTTAATAAGTATTTACTATAATTAGTTTTTATACCGAAGTATATCTGTTATATTTCGGTATGAAAACATATAAAGACTTCAGACCGAGACTAAAAGGTAATATCCTAAAGGCTTACAAGAACCTTGTAGCTAATGAAAGCCGAGTGCTTGTTATAGGAGACCTACACGAACCTTTTTGTTTAGATGGTTATTTAAAACATTGTAAAGATGTTTACGCAAAGTACAACTGCAACAAAGTTATTTTTATTGGGGATGTAATAGACAATCATTACTCAAGTTATCACGAAACATCTGCTGATGGTTTAGGTGGTGGAGAGGAATTAGATTTAGCTATTGAAAGAATATCAAGATGGTATAAGGCATTTCCAGAAGCTATTGTGACTATAGGTAATCACGATAGAATTATAATGCGTAAGGCACAAACTGGTGGCATACCTAAGAAATGGGTTAGAGCCTACAATGAAGTGCTAAACACTCCTAATTGGAATTTTGTAGAAAGGTATGTATTAGACAATGTTCAATACATTCATGGAGAAGCTGGTACAGCTCGTACTAAGTGTAAAGGAGATATGATGTCTACTGTTCAAGGACATTTACATACTCAAGTATATACAGAATGGGTTGTAGGTGCTAAATTCAAAGTATTTGGTATGCAAGTTGGTTGTGGTATAGACCACGAGAGCTATGCTATGGCTTATGCTAAAGCAGGTAAGAAACCTGCCATTGGTTGTGGTGTTGTTATTGGTGGGCATACAGCTATTAATGAACTAATGAAGTTATAATGGTTCATAAGGTAATTTCTCCTCTTCACGTTACAATACCAAGAAAGACTAAAAAAGATAGACGTATAGCTTTAAATATGAATGTGTATAGAAACTTACATCATTCTGTTAATGGACAAGCTAAGAAACTGTATTTAGAGCTACTTAGAGAGCAGTTAGAGGGTTTACATATACAAACACCTGTAGAGATTACTTATAAGGTATTTAAGCCTACTAAAAGGATATTAGATAAGATGAATGTAGTTAGTGTTGTTAGTAAATTCTTACTGGATGCTATTACAGAATTAGGTTGTTGGGAAGATGATAATGACAATTTTGTGAAGACAGAAACCATATTACCTACAGAGATAGATAGAAGTAATCCAAGAGTTGAAGTTTTAATTAAAGAAATATAATGTTAGAAAAATTAGCAAAACACCATACTACTTGGATAAAGATGTTGGTCAACTTAGGTTGTAAAGTACATAATGCTGAAGACTTAGTACAGGATATGTACATTAAGCTAAATAAACTTATTAAGGATGAAAGAAGGATAATGTATGGAGATGACATCAATAGATACTTTGTATGGGTTACATTAAGAAATCTGTACTATGATTCCTTAAAAGAGAAAAGGAAAAGCATATTCTATGAGATATACGATAATGATGAAGTAGAATTAGAAGAGTACGATTATGATGAGGATACTGCCTTCTCTACTTTAATGAGTAAGATAAATGAGGTAACATCCACTTGGACTGTTTACGATAGAAGACTATTTGATTTATACTTTATGCAAGGCTTATCATTAAGAGCTATATCCAAAGGTGCTAACATAGGTTTAACCTCAATACATAATTCAATAATAAACCAAAGAGAAATATTAAGAGAACATTTATCAGAAGATATATTAGATTATTTTAACGAAGATTTTAACAAGATATGAAAGACAACAAATACTACACAGAATTAGAGCAAAAAGGCTATTACGAAACAATAGACAAAAGAAGTAAAGACTATAGAGAGTACAAGCAATGGAAAGCTAAACAGACATCAGAAGACTATAATAAGTTAAAAGAGAATGTAGAGAAGCAATCTAAAGGCTTAGGAGACACTATAGAAAAGATTACTACAGCTACAGGAATAAAGAAAGCAGTTAAGTTTATTGCTGGAGAAGATTGTGGTTGTGATGAACGTAAAGAAAAGTTAAATAAAGTGTTTACTTATAAGAATGTAAATTGTATTTCTGAAGAAGATTATAATTATTTGATAAGTTTCTTTGATAAGAAAACAAATAAAGTAAATCATAAGGACAAAGTGAAACTCATTGATACTTACAACTTTATCTTCAATCAGAATGAAAGTACCAGAACAAGTTGTTCTACTTGTATTGCCAGAGTAGTAAGAAATCTTAAAAAATACTTGGAATTGTATAAATAGTTTTGTAGGTTTGCTTAAAATAAATAAATATTATTATGAGTAAACACAAAGATTATCGATTTTGGAATCACAACATTAATCCTATTACTGGATGGGAAGAAAACAGAAACAAGGAAAAACAACATTTAGTTACTACAAGACCACTTGACACAGAATTGTTTTTAACAGAATGGAAAGATTTCCTAAAACAAAGAAAAGATGAAAGTTATATTTGATGCAGACAGTTTAATCTATGCTTCTTGTTTTAAGAAAAAGGAAGATAGAGACAATGATGAAGATTTGTTTGAGACAGATGTAGATGTTGCTTTCAATAAGTTTTCAGAAGGTATGGGCAAATTACTTGCATTCTTAGAGGAACAAGTACCAGTAGATGAAGTTATTGTCTGTAATGGCTCTAAAAACAACTTTAGAAAGGATATTACACCTACCTATAAGTTAAATAGAACACAAAAGAGACCAGAGATACTAACAGAGCTTCACGAATTAGTAAAGCTATCTTATAATTCTATATGGGGAGATGGTGTAGAAACAGATGATGTTGTAGCAACGTTATGGGCAGAAGAAGTTGAGAAGAATGGGGTAGACTCTGTTATTATTATGTCTTTAGATAAGGACTATAAACAATTTCCTTGTTGGTTTTATGATTATAACTACAAAAGAAGAGAGCTTGTTAAGATTTCAGAAGAAGAAGCATATAGAAACTTCTATTCTCAGATGATTGTAGGGGACTCAGCAGACAATATAAAGGTATGTAAGGGGTATGGTAAGGTTTATGCATCAAAGTTGCTTAAAGAGGCTAAAACAGAGTATTCTATGTTGAATAAGACGTATAGACTTTACAAAGAGGTGTATGGAGAAGAAGCTAAGGCTATGTTTAAGCAGACAAAGTCTTTATTAACACTAAAAACAGACTGTTATGACCAAATTAAGCGATGATGACAAGGCTATTGTAGATGCTTACTTTAGTAATGCTTTGTTAGAGATACAAGATGGTTTACCTATAGGTGCTTTAATAGAAGTTTTAGAGTATTACGAAGATTTAGAGAACTATTTAGCTTGTGCTGGTATAAATAAAGCTATAAAGTGGTATAAAATGGATACATTTACAAAAGTTATGGTAAAAGTAAATGAAATTAATAATGATAATGATTTAAGTGAATTAAAATACGAATAAATATGAAAGAAAAGAAAAGATACGATAAGGAAAGAGCAGATTTGTTAGCACAGAGGTTTGAAAAGCTAACTGGAGTGGATATAGATTCAAAAAGTAGAATTGTAGATGAAGTTACGTTAAAAGCCTTGTTTTGGAAGATATTAGTGGACTTTAACTATATGAATGACAGAAATATCTCAGAATGGTATAAAGATAGAGGTGTTATCAGAAATAGAAGTTCTATTCATATTGCTATGAGTAAAATCAATATATATTACTCTAATTATAAGTTTTTTAGAGATGTTTACCATATGTACTATAGTGAAGAACCAGAATCATACAAGAGAGATTACAGAAAGAGAGCTGTTCAGAAGGAAAAAGTAACAAAAGTACTAAAATCTTATAATGAGCATCAAAAAGACAAGTTAAACCACCTTATAGACTCACTTCCTGCTGAAAAAAGAGCAGAAATATACGAATTAGTCAATTTAAGGGTAAAATCTTGGGATTGGAAGGCTAAAAACGAATATGAGGTTATAGAGGGTTATAATTCTTTAATGTAATAGCTAAATTATGAATAAAAGTATAGCAAAACACCTTAAAGAGTTTACAGATGAAGTTTGCAGTAGGTATTCTAATAAAGATAGAGCAAATAACTTCAATAATGAGACTTTTAGTGTTCAAGAGATAATACCTACAAGTGACCATACTGCAACTGTAATATATGAGAAGAATACTGGTAAAAGAGCAGCTTTTTTCTTTTATTACATACCAGCATTTAAGAAATGGAATTACTTTGTACCTACAGATAGCCATATCAACGGAATGAGTTGTTTTGCTAATCAGAAGATAGAGGTAGAGAGACATAATTATAAATATAATTTTTAAGTATGAAAGCAACACAAATACATTACCAGACAGGAAAGGATTACGACATTATAGATGTGTGTAAGGATTACGCTCTTAACTTTAACAGAGGTAATATTCTAAAGTATGTAGCAAGAGCAGGAAAAAAAGATAATGAGTTACAGGACTTACGTAAAGCATTAGACTACTTACAGAGAGAGATAGCTTACGAAGAAGACAAGCAAAAGGAATACATTAAACAAACAATAGATAGGTAGTAAATGTTAAAGTTTGTTAAAATTCTTGTTTATCTAAAATAAAATTGTAGATTTACGTCATATTAAAACACATATTATGAGACAACTTAAAAAAGCAATCTTAAAATCAATAGAATATACCTTTAATTTACTTATGGTTATTGCTGTAATATATGTAACCTTAATATGTATCGCTAAATTAATTAAAACAATTATATCGTAATGAAAACAGAATTAAAAAACTTAATCGAACAAGTACAACCAGAATTTACAGACACAAACGCTACAATTAGCAGGTATTCTTTACCTAATGAAGTATTGTTATATTTAAACAATGATGATTATTTAGTAGACATTTCTTTAACAGATGGCATATTAGAAACAGAATTGTATGTAGGAGAAGATGAGGTAGAATTATCTACTGAAGATATTGATTGGCTTTATAATTACTTAGAAGGTCTTTTAACAGACCAAATAGAGTTAACTAAGCAATACTATGAAGCAGAGCAATATGAGAGTGCTATAAGTTGGTATATTCA